CTTCACCGCCATCATCAAACGCAACAATGCCGCCGCCTGCCAAACGCTCCATATTGGGTGCGGGGAGCGTAGCAATACCTTGATCTTCGGGCATGGGCTGCGCCATCTCTTGCAAGTTCTGGTCAACTACCTTGGGCGCTGGGGGTGTTTGAGCGTTCTGTGCGGCACGCAACTTCTTACGGGCGTTTGATTCTTGGAAGACTATTGGAAAGATGTACGGGTCGTTCTTGTGCATCTGAGCGTATTCAAACAACTGCTTATCCGACTTCATGCGCAAATCCGCCATGAGTGTGTTGGGGTTCGGTGTTGTGGGGTTTGAGAGTGGGGCAACCATGAGTGTTCCTTATTGCATTTTCATCAGTGCCAACTCAGCTAAACCGGCTGGGCGTTTCTTTTCTTTGATTCGACCACCCTTGGCTTTGCCTGAACCACCTAAACCTGCAATAGCCGCGCCAGTAAGTCCCAAACCGCCAAGCTGTGAAAGTGCGTTAGGCTGGGCCTGATAACCTTGCACAGTGGTGGACTGCATAGGCATACCACGCAACAAGTTGCTCATATTGCTCAACTGCATCATGGGGTATTGCTGAGCCGTGGCGTAGTTTTGAATCTGCTGGTTCAGGATATTTTGCTGTTCTTGTTGTTGCTGCCCACCCATCTGGTTTGCCAAGTTGATGTTGCCTACCTGCTGGCCATACTGAGTCTGACCTAACTGGCCTAACGCACCTGCGCCTTGCATCGCGGTTTGCAAACCTTGCATACCAAGACCCGCGCCGTATTGACGAGACTGCTCGTACATCTGTTGGGCTTGTTGCTGTCGTGCCTGTTCAGTATTGAACTGTTGTTGGGCGTTTGTGTAAGCGGTGTTTAACCCTTGGGACTGGATAGCCCCTTTTTGAGACGCAAGGTTTCTTGCTGCTTCAGCGTCCATGATGGCTTGGCGAGAACCGCCAAATGCACCGGCTTGTGTAGCTTGGGCACTACGTCCAGTAGAGGCAATATCTGCTTGGCGTTGGGCTTCTTGCTGCTGCATGTCCACAACGGACTGCATGTAGGGGTTCATGTAATTCTTAGCAGCCGTTTTGTCAAACGTACTAGTATCAAACGACCCGGTGTCGTAGTTAGCACCTAACCCACCAAGACCCGCTGCTGCCGCCAAGTAGGTAGCTCCACCCAATTGAGGCGCGGTAGTCATTTTCCCAGCAGCAGTTCGCGCGCCTGTTTGTAGGTCAGTTGGCTTGGCAAAGTACGCAGTTGGATCACTACTAAAAGGCGTATAGCCTTTCATGGTGGTTGGCACCATTTTGCCTTCCGACCCCGGTATTAATCTTTTTTCAGTTCCAATTTGTACTCCGGGTGTACTACCACGATACCCGGTTGCCGGGGCATAGACAGGAACGTCCTCATATTGAGCTTCTGCGGGCGCATAGTTAAACATCTGCTGTTGCGCCGTACCCAACATGGTCTCTACATACGGCTTTGCATATTCAGGAATGTTTGTGTTGTACGAAGTGCTTGTTTGAGGACCGCCGCCACCACCACTGTCACCACCACCCATGAAGCTACTCAAAGGCAAAAGCTTGCGTTTCATGTCTAATATATTCATATCTTCACCTCTACTATGGTGTAGCGCTCGACAAATCCGAGCTTGCTACTGAGTCTGACCATTGCCGGACGCATTGCGCCCTGAATCTTTGTTGCCCCAAAACCTTTAAGCACTTGCTTCAGGCCGTCCAAAACCACTTCATTCACCAGCATGTTGCCGCCCATGTTAGTGACAAACGCTACCCGATCATTTGGGTAATTGGAGAAAGAAACCGTGGCTGCGCCTTTGATTACCTTATCCTCATCCACCGCCACCAACAGTGTCCAATGCCCCTTAGCCAGATAAACCTTGATCTGATCCGCCGTGTAATCACCCCCAGCAAACTTTTCTGAGGCATCCATAAACTGTTCAACAAACGGCCAAGTTTGCGCTACAAACTCAACGGGGACATGCTGAACAATCATGTTGGCATGTACTTATCTGCTTTGATCTGTTTGCCTTGGGCCTTCTTGCCAGTGCGAGCTTGACGCACTCTGTCCATCATCTTGTACAACTGCTTGGCTCCTGCTTCAGACGAGCCATTACCAAGGTGGGAAACCACATCGGCAGGAATCACAAACTCTTCGTTGGCTAAGCGTGCTGGTTGCTTTCCCGCAATCGTGGCGGGGATGTTGTCAGACATACCATCGCCGGGGCCTTTGAGCATACGACCGCCACCAGCATAGTCAGAGTACCCGCCCAAATCAGAAAGTCCGCCTTGAGCGTAACGTGGCTGGTAGGGGGTAGGAGGTGTGACTGTTAACGGCGTGTAGCGAGCAGGGTCGTATTGAAACTTACTCAACGGGCCGCTGTAAGGGTCGGCTCCACCAAGCTCTTTTTTCTTTTTCAACATATTCGTGATAATGGGTGCAGCAAGACTGGCAACACCGCCATACAGCAGCTTGTCTTTTGTAGGTGTTTCTTTAAAATCTTTATACAGCCCTTTAAATACGTCTCCCAACCCGCCCAAAGGACTGCCGGGTGCTTGTGGGTTAATTTGTGGGTACTGCGCCGCCGTTCTTGCTAACGCGTCATTCTGAGTTGTTAGTTCCGTTAATTTTTCGGGAGTAAGTTCTGTTGGCAGTAAATGTTGTTGAAGTTGAGTAGGCAGGTCTGGGCTATACCCGGGGTTAGCTCTGATTAGGTTGTCTTGCGCTTGTGTAATTGTGTTTTCATTAAAGTACCCCGCTGTTTCTGCAACAGGCGCTTGGTTAAGCATTTCAGGCGTTACGTTACCCAAGCCTGTGTTTGCATACGCGGTTTCTATGCCGGGGCCTGCGGTGGGTATACCGCCTGTAATTTGTGCTATTTGGTCAGGAGCCAGCGTTTCTAAAGCAGTAGTGTTAAGCCCTTCAAACGCTGCTGGTTTAAGCGCGGTTTGAAGTTGCCCCATAACCTCGGGGCTGGTGGTAGCCAACTGCTCTACCAAAGTGGGGACTCCCCCACTTAACGCCCCAGTCGTTGCCGTTCCTACCCCATACATTCCCGGTACTGCGCTGGCCAACGCCCCCAGTCCAGCAGGAATAGCCGACAAAGCTCCCGCAGCCGCAGGTGTGTATGCCGCCATGTTTGCCGCAGCAAGGGCATTAGATGCCATAACTTCGGTGGCAAGTGCAGTTGTGCCCACTTCTGCGGCGGCGGCTTGCGCAACAACGGGTTCAAATCCAGACATAGTTACCTCGTATACAGAGTGGGTTAATCAAGTTTATCACGCCTTAATCCTTAATGGGTAGCTTGTTGCTACCCCGCCAGAGGTGTCGTAGTAGATGTCACCTGCACGCAAGTTAGCAAAGTCCGCTTGTGTTGGCAAGCTAATAACAAATTGCGCTGGATTAGTTGGGCTAGGCTGTACACAACTGAGCGCTGAAAATATCTGGGCCGGGGTTGACCCAACCGCCGGATTTCGTTGTGTTGAAAAGTTTACAGGGCCGGGGTTATCTAACTGATTGAAATACTGGCGAATAATGCTAAAAATATTGTCAAAGAATTCTCGGTCGTAGTCAACAGGGGCTGTTGGTAAGCGTGGTGCTTTTACTAATTTCAATGACATTATCTTCTCCCGTCTGGCCTAATATCAATACGTGGGGTTCCCAACTGCCACGCAGTTCCTAAAGATGTGGTTGTTCCGGGTACGTTGTTAGACTCAATCCGAAACGCTATTTGACGACCTCTGGCACGAACATAGACTATTTGTGTAAACAGTTGCACGGTGTAATAAGGAACCGTGGTGTAGTTATTGTCGCCAATAACAAACGGGTTGTCCGAAGGCCCATAGGGTGCACCGGGATTTTGCCTTGGCCGGATAGTAAAGTTGACATTTGGTGTAGCGCTAGTTGAGCCGTCAAATGTAATGTCGGGGATAACACGCCACACAAAACCATAGTTGTGCCCATCCCCAATGTCAAAGTCCGAAGACTCGCAATATGCAGCTATTGCTACAGCCGTTCCAGTTTCATTGTTATCAGGGGTCTGTGGAACTTCATGGTAAACAATAGCGCCATTTGTGTAGCTATAAGGAGTTGCAGAATTTACATAGCATATTCCCGCAATCGGCCCCGCAGTGGGCGCTTGACGTAAGGGGCTATCTATCCAGCTAGTACGCGGTCTGACTGCTCCATAGTAAGAGTCACCGACACCATTGAATGTGCCGTAATACCATGTGTTTTCAACGTAGTTATAAATAACGTAGCGATCGATAACAGTGTTTAGCGGCCCACCACTTATGCTTGAGCCATCTGGGTTTGTGCCTGTGGCTGATGGGTAAAACCACCACACCTCGTTGTATGCCTTGTTAGACCCAGAAGTTATTTGATACGCCTGCCCTAAATTAATGTTGTTATAAACATAATAGCGCACTGTGCTGGGTAGCGTTTCTACACGACCCGTATATACATAGAACTTATCCGCGCCCATCCAAAAAACCGTGTTGTTAGCGGTTACTACCGCATTTGGACTAACGACAGAAAGATTGTCACCAAGGAGTTGGTTACCCCAAACATAGGGAGGGCCTAAGTATTGAAGGGAGTATAGCGAAGAGTCTGTCCAAATCAAAAGCTCTTGCCGGGTTTGCAAGTAGGTAACAATCGTTGAGCCCTTGCTCAATTTAATACCGCCTGCTTGGTTTGTAATTGCAGGAGTCCAAACACCTGCCTGCTCTTGGTCAGACCAGCGAATCTGCAAAGGATCTTGTGCTGTAGACGCATAGACACCCGTTGGATCATTACAACCCAGTGCAAAGACAAACCGAGACGAGTCAGAAACTAAAACTATGTTGGCTACTGAAGGACATGTTGAGTCGGGTGTAAACGGGCCACTTTTTGTACTAACTGAAGTTCCCGCTTGTAGTATCTGAGCACGGTCATACAAGTTGTTGTTTGCATTATTTGCCCAGTAATACATCGCACCGCCGCGTGGGTTGATGATTAAATCCTCCCCGTAGTTTGATTGCGACCATAAGCGAAGCGCAGTTCCAGAAGTTGTTCCTGAACTAGCGGTAGATGTAGAGGCCACGCCCCAACCTGTAGCAAGGGACGAGAACTGAAGAACTGCGTCGCCTATACCGTGCGCAACAACGGGGGTGTTATTTACGCTTCGGGTTATGGTTCCGGCAAATGTTGTTGATGTAACTGATGTATACGTAACTGTTTCTGAGTTTGCGTAAGTTGAGGACGGCCCAGAGCCAGCACTGTTTATAAATATTACGCCACCACTACCTGTAATAGTTGTGGATGCCACGACAGTGGTTTGGTTTGTTTGCCAAGTCGATCCAGTGCCAGTGCCAGAAATATTAGACACAATGTATGTGCCAGCAGACACTCCGGAACCAGTTAACACCATGCCAATATAGATAGTCCCAGAAGCTAAAGTGCCAACTGTAAGTATGCCTGCGGAAGAAATAGTTGATGTTGTTAAAGAGGCAGCGCCGTTGTTAAATCCGGTAGTAGACACAACCGCAATTGCCGCAGTTGTTGTTGAATTGATAGTTGCTGTAAGAGTTGTAGAAGCCAAAGGCCCAGTAGAGCCGCCCCAACCGCCAGCGCCCCACCCCGTACCCACTGTATAACTACTATTACCAGTATTTATCTGGTAGTTTCCAATTGTGGACGATCCACCATTTCCTGAGTCGCTACCATTTGCCGCAACGGATGATGTGATTGTGTAAACGTCATTGTTTACAAAGGTAATCTGGTACTCTCTGTTTAATATAACTGCGGTTATGACTCCGTTAAGAGATGCTGCCCCAGTAAAAGCTACAAAGTCACCAGTCTGTGCGCCGTGGCCTACATTTGTAACGGTGATAGTTGTAGACCCGTTAGTTGCTGCAAAAGTTACAGCCCCGGCAGAGGTGATTGCGCGGATGGGGGTAACGTCATTAAATGCCCCATTGATGGAGTTCTGGATGTAGTACTTCAAACTCGTGCCAACTCCAAGCAAGTTAGAGTTGTTTAAATTAACCCAGTTAATTAAAGACCGAACCACACCCCAAAACGCAGCGCCCCCCGTGATGGGAGTAGATGTTGTTGTCCCGCCAGAAATAAATGTGCCTGCTGGTGCGGTAGTAGCTATAGTTCCAGAATCACGGAGCCAGCCTCCAATCTTCTCTACGGAGCCAGAACGAAACCGAACTTTGTCCGAAGCAAACCACCCACCCTCGTTTGTAAGGGTAGTAGATTCCCTATTGATACCGGGTCTAAATTGCAGTTTTTGTAATGGCATGATTAGGCTACAAGACCGGGAACATATTGTGTTTTACCAGCGACTTTCATTGCGGTCAACTCCTGCTTTTTCAGGTTGTTCGGGTCGTAAGACACATGCACCCAGCCGCTGTCAGGGATGCCGGGGGTATAGAACTCAAGGATGAGTTGGGTATATTCTAAGTTATCCATGATCCATTGGGCAAGCTCTGCGTTGGGGACACCGGGGATTTCTATATCGGCTGCTCTCCCAAGGCAATGGTCTGAGGTACGAGATCCTCCGACTGCTTGGTTACTTTCTGGAGAGCGGAACCCAGAATTACACTTGACACCCTTGCCAAAGTGATCCCGCACAGGTTGGAGAACCTTCTCAGCCAGCAGGCGCAAGGCTTCAGTCTCGGCTTCGCCGGGGGTATTGTCAAAGCCCATACGCAGGGCGGTCTCTGATTTGGTCAGTTCGTGCAGGGAGAAATTGGCTGTCAATTGAGTCATTTCATTTTCCTCAAGGTTTCGTATTGGTCGATGCAGGCGTTGAGTTTGCGGATGGCTTGGTCGCCGTCGGCTGTGATTGCGATAAGAGCTTCAGCAACCGATCTGTCAAGTTCGGTTCTTGTTTCTCGGCTATCTCCGGCGGCAGAGGTGGGATTACCGGCGCTTGGTACGGGGCAGGAGGTTTTGACAGGGATGAACAGCTTGCGCTCACCAGAGGCAATATCAGTACGTAGCTTAGTTTCTTTAGCTTTTGCAACATTGTTGGCTTTCCTCAAAGTTTGGGCGTATGTTTGGGCAACCTCCCCCATACGCTGTTCTGTTTCTCTTGCCTGTTGGTTTAAACGGGCAATCTCAATCTGCTGGCGCTCATACTCATTCTGTTCACCGCTGTAATACCCAGCACCAAAGCTGCCAAGAACGGCAAGGAAGATGCCTAGCAGGACGTAGGGATTGAAGAGACTCATGGCTTGGGCGGCTCATCATTGTCGTTGGCTTCGGCTTTGGCAACAGCGTTGGCTACCGCCTTAATTCCTGATCTTCCAGCTACGCCACCAAGCACCCCAGTGATGAAAACCATTATGGTACTGATCTGTTGGGTATAGATTTTGTCGATGGGAGCCATGCCAGCCATAGGCTGAGTGACATAGGTCACTGAGTACAGAAAAGCCACCATAGCACCAAGCAGGATTGTTACCAAAATGATGATGACAAAAGCCCAGACACGGACTTCAATCTCTTCTGCGGTTAGGCGGTTGTTGGTTTTATATCCAATGGTAGCCATCATTTCTTCTCCTGTTCAGGTTTGATAAGTTGCTCTGGACATGTGCCAGTAGCGGTACAGATTGGAGGTTTGCACTCAACATTATTCCAGTTTGTCGGATTTTGGCAGGGGTAGCGAAAACGGTCGTCGCACCCCACCAAGCACAGGGTTATCAGCAAAGGTATCAGGCTTTTTCTCACGTCGCTCCCTTTCAATTTCTCGTCTTAACTTCTCAACCTTTTCCATCTGCACCTTGGCATCGTGTTTAGCTTCCAAGATGTCGATATACAACATACCAAGCATGGGAAGAAGCAACGCAACCAATACACAAGCAGCTATCCATCCCACTATGTCTTCCCCCAGCGATTCACGAACAGGAGCCACAGCCACAGGTAGAGGAGGAATATAGTAGTCGCCACTAGGTACGCTGACTTTTGCTGGAAGTTTCTTTTTGCCTCCGCCCGTTGCCATGCCTTGTACCTTTCCTTCGCCTCTTCCTTTAGCCTAGCGCCTTCCTGTTCCTCCTTGATGATGTCCCGCATCTCAAAAACTTTGGAATACATAGCCCCCATTTCTGGTGGAGACTGATAAACCATGACCTCTCGGATCGTCACTTCCAGTGCCGCCATCTGGTCTTGCGCCATGACACGTTTCAAGGCAGCTTCCATCAGGTTGGCATCAGGGTCGTAGACGGTCTTTGACTTTTCTTCCTCTTCCCTTATGTGCGCAGCTAACTGTTCTTGAAGCTTGAAGAACTCCGTGAGTCGGCTGACAACATCTGCCATGACTTTGGTTTCGTCAACGGCAACATACTTTTCTTTCTTTTTTGCCACAGGCTGGCTTTGGGTTGGCTTTGGCGCACCGCCAAACATACTTGCCAATTTGCCCCAAAACCCATGAACTTCCTTGGCAATTCCAACAGCTTCGTCAACTGTGGCCTTGACCTCCATGAAAGAAGTCTTGGCTTGTTTGTAAAGCTCGCACCCTTCCTTGATAGCAGCAACACAGGCATTTGCAGCAAAGAGGATGCTGATGGGATCCACATGTCTTAGCCCACTTTGGCTTCTAAGGCTTCAATCCGAGACAGAGCCTCTTGCAAGGCGGCAGTTAACAAAGGAATTAAAGCCGTAGTATCAACGCCCTGATATTCAGGTTGGTTATTTTCGTCAACTGCGTCTTTAGCGCCATGAACTGCATTCGGCACTACTTCTTGTAATTCATGCGCAAGAAATCCCTCAGCTACTCCAACACTTGGGTTTTTAATCCAAGTAAATGTTTTTGGCTTTAACTGTTTAACTCTGATTGCAGCGCCAGTAAACGCCAATACATTTTCTTTTAAGCGATAGTCAGAAAAGTTATTAAGCGTACAAGTAGAGCCGTTGGTTGTTATATAACCAACCTCCGATCCTGAGAAGTTATAGCTTGATAATCTAGTACCCGTGCTATCTGTAAAAATTACCATGCCAGTGCTAGTACCGTTATTTTGGGTAAGCAAGCCTACAGTAGTGCCACCACCAGACGCATTTGGTCTAACTACTAAAGCCTGCGTTGAGCCAGCGGAAGTTGTTGCACCAAACGAACTTTGAGTAAAAGCATTATTTGCAGTAAGTGTAGGAATGCCAGCCCCCGCCAAAGTAGACGAGCCTGTACCTCCGTTGGCAATAGGAAGTTGACCACTGACATTGCTAGTCAATGAACAGTATGTTGTGGATGATGTGCCTGTACCACCGTTGGCGATAGGAAGTGTTCCTGCTGGTGAATTAACATTAACTGTGCCAGTCAAAGTCAAATTACCAGTTGAAGTAACTGTGCCGCCTAAAGTAATCCCACTTACAGTGCCTGTTCCACCTACAGAAGTAACGCCGGGAGCGGCGGCAGTTGTAGCAAGAACAATGTCTGTGCCATTACATACCAAGATTGTTTTAGTGCCGTTTGGGACAGAAACGCCTGTTTGCCCACTTACTTTTACAGTAACGGCAAAGCCGCCTGTTGTGTTGTTAAAGATGAAATACAGCTTTCTGTTGGATGGCACAATCAAATTACGAGCCGCAGTCAAAGTACCCGTCAGTTCAATATACATGTTTCGGGCGGTAGCAGAAGCGCCTTGCGTCATAGTTAGCGTTGTATCTGAACCATCTGTAATAGCCTGAGTCGTATAACCAGAGATGGCTTGCTCAACCAGTGTGCCTAGATTGGTGTTTGTGGTTTGGCCCCAGTTACCGGCTTGTTCGCCGTTACCGATTAGCTCAAGAGCAAGATTGGTTGAATATGTTGACATGGTTTATCCTTATTGGCTGTTGTTAATATCTACCCAGTTTGGTGTTTGTGAATCGTTGATAGTGATCCACCCGCTTGTAGTGGTGCTATCAAAAAGTGTAATTGCTTCAGTCAAACTTAGCGTCAATTGGGATATTATCGAGTCGGCGTTACCAGACGTTATCGCTTCGGTTATTGACTGACTAAACACTACCTGCGTCGAGAAGGCATCAGCCGCCCCTAAGTCTTCTGTGATGTTAAAACCAATTACAAGAATTAAAGCGCGGACATCATCAACAGCAATAGTTTCAGTAATAGAGGCCGCGAAAGCACTGCCAATCTCAATTGAGTCAGCAAGCGTGATGCCTTCGGTGATGCTACTGCTGAAATTTAACCCGCCAGCAAATGTGTCGGCAATAGAAATGTTTTCAGTGACACTCAATGAATACATTAACTCTTGGGTACTGCTGTCATCAAAACCGGCGTTCTCTGCTATTGAGAAAAGCAACGCCGCTATTACTGCATTAGTGTCTGCGACGGCAATATCTTCCGAAATACTTAAGGCAAAGTTATTCCCCGCTAGACTAGCAAATGATGTTTGAGCAAACGAGGATATACCGAACATGATGCGCCTTTATGGTTATGGTACGACAGGCCACTCAATTGTCCAAGGAAAACCAGCCTGCGCTGTGATGTCCCGCAATGCTTGACGGTATGTTGCCCATACCGCCTTATCAGCAGTGCTGTCGGCAATCTGTGTCCAGTCGCTGTTTTTGAGCATTTCTGTACGTGAGTTGCGTACATTTGTGGCTTGTTCTGCGTCTTTCATTGCCTTGTAAGCAGTTTCATTCTCAGCCGCAGTTTTGGCAGAAGTTGTGTCTGTTGCAGGGGTGTCTGTGAAGACTGGGCCTAATTTGTAGAAGGTGTACCACTTGCCCTCAATGTTGGTCACGCCGTCACGTTGGCTGTACTGATAGACCGTGCCACCCGTGGCTTGTGGGCCTTCAAAAACAATATCAGCACCGTGTTGGTCTAACACTTCCTCTGTGATTGGTAATGAACAGACAACTCGGTTGAATTCCTGTGAGGTCATCAATTGACCAGTGTTACGCATACGAATTTCCATGATTTGCTCCTTTAAGCGATTGCAAGAAAGATATAAGTACCACCTGATGCGTTGA